AGTTCAGCGATATCCGCCTGCTTCTTCTTCTCGGCTTTGGAGAGGCTCATGGTCGGCTCCGGAATCGGTTCCGCTTTGCGTCGGCCTGCCCCACCTTTATCGCCTCAAGGCGGTGGTGCTCCTGAATCATCCGCTCGGTAGCGATGCAGCCGCAGTCAGCGTCGATATGCTCTTCAACGTAAAACTTACCGCGTAGGACGATATGAGTCGCCTCCTCACCACTACAGCACCCCTCGAAGTCATTATGCCGAATCGCGGCATGGCCGCATTCCGGGCATCGGAGGTACAGGTAATAGTTCGGGGTTCCGGGGCTACCCTTGCGAGGGAATAGAAGCTCGAGAATGCCCACGGCTAGTCCTTGTAACCCGGACGGGCTTTCGGCCCGTAGTAACCACCGCTGCCCGCTCCGCGCCCACTTCCTCGAGACTTCTGCTGGCAGCGGGCCAGCCGGTAATGGGTCCGGATTTCATGTGGGCGTACCCGACAATCGCAAATCTCCACGGAACGCTCTGTGAGGAGCGCACCATCGTAGGATTTCACGACTTCCTTCGGAGGGGTTTTATAGCACCCACCAGGCTCCACGTAATTGTACCCGTAGTTTTCATCTTTATGGACCCATATCCCGTGGCCGCAGACCGGACATGGGGGATTGATGAGGAGTTTTACCCATCTGATTTTGGGTTTGGGTTTTGAGGGCGTTGTGCCGTAGACAGCGATGATAAGCGCCGTCGCGAATGAAAGGACGCTTCCTCCCGCAAATATCCATTCTCCGGCCATAATGTTATCCGGACTCATCGCAGCACCGACTCCGGTACATCATCAGGTATCCTTACGCAGCCAGTTTGGCCGAGGAGTAGTTCGAAGCACGAAGAGCAAGTCGGAACTCCGTTCGCGTTCGTAATCGCGGGCTGTACGCACTTGTGCCACTTAGGCGGCGTTTTCTGACGGAGGTTGAGGGAGCGGTCATAACGCTCCCATTCACAGACCTCGACGAATTTATCGCATCGGCACTTTCGGCGGTAAGCGCCTTTTATTCCGGAGACTGCCATACAGAACTTTGGTGCCGCGTCATACGGCCGCGAGAAGTGCTGTACGCCGACATGCCCGCACACGCAGAGCTTCATCCGATACGGAGAGTCCGGGCGGCTCATGGCATCCCACCGGCTGCGATAACATCCGTAAGCGGACGAATAACGCTCATCTCTCCACCTGGATGAATCGTGGCCCACCGAGTATATCCGGAGCGCATTAAGTTTATTGCGCCTTCTTCGTCGATAGGTCCGGATATAAGGGCGATATCCTCGTCTTCCGGAGCGATAGTCGCGAAAGATGTCTCTAGCGGAGCAAGGGTCGGCGCGAGCGCGCCGAGACCCGGCGCTAAGAAGGCGAGCCCTGGAAGCACCGCGAGCTTCTCGAAGAACGAGCTACGTTTCATACGCTTTAAGAGCTTCTTTCACTCGAGGATTCCGATGGCCGAAGACGTTCAGGAGAACGGATAAGAGAAGGTCGTATGCAGGTAGTTTCGCGCGAGGGAATCCACGAACGACGCCTTCCTTGTAAACGTGAGGCGAGCCCTTCCCCTTCATAACGCGATAGGTGTAGTTACCAACGGTGTGGGTTCCCGTACCATCGTTTATGATGAAGACTTCTCCAAGCGTTGACTTGCGACGCTCGTTACCGAGCGGCCACAATTCAATGACGACGCGAATCACTACTCGCCGCCGGTCTTTTTGAAGATGAACGCGAAGAAGAGTCGGATTGCCGCGATGATGTCCGCGAATAAGTTGCTCATTTATGGTGCTCCAATAAATACCGGATAATAAGACAGAGCGCCGTGAAAACGGTCGCCGCGATGATGCCGTAATCGACGGCGGTGTATGCGTGCTTACTCATTCAGTCTGATTCTCTCGACGAGCATCGCGACCGAGCGCGCGAGTTCTATCTCGGTGAGACCGCTCGTATTTATCGTCGGATTCTCGAGATGTTGTTCTTCGGAGTAGTAGATGGGGCGACGGCCGAACCACCAATTATAGGCCGCCGTTTCGACATCGCTCATCGTCGTAGAATAGGCTTTCGTATTAAACACTTGGTAGTAACCCCGCATCCGCGAGCTTCGCCCGTGCTACACGCACGGCGTCAGCACATCGCCGCGCGCGTTCGTAGACCGCAGGCGACGAAGATGCCCACGGCCATGAAAGCACCGAGAAATTATTGAGATTCATCGCAGCAAGAGCTTCCTCGTATTCACGAATCAGCGCGCCTTTTTCCGAAGCCGTAATCATTGGCCGGGCCGATTCCGACGCTTCGAAATCGTCTCCGGTGTCATCCACTCAATAAACTGTCCGGCGACCGAAACCATGTGTTTATCGTGGTCACCTGCATCCTTGGAGCATTGATAAACGATGCCCTCAAAAGATACTTTCTCGCTACAGGTCATCGCTTAAGCTCCTGGGATGAAATAAACCGTTTTGTGGGCCGGGTACCCAGGAGGCGCGACCTCCTGGGCCTCGGATACCAACGTGCGCGCTCGAAGGCGGGCTAAACTTCCGTATGCGGAAGACCGTGTTTCCCAAGGTAGCTACCCTCGAGCGGTACGGGGTGCGACCCCCACATGGTCGGACCCAAGTATATTGTCAGGGAGCCTCCGGCGTGAATCATCCGGTGGTTTCAGTATAACGTCGTCACGGCCCCACATCGCCCCGTTGAAGTCCTCTCCGTCGAGTTGGCTCCCGGGTTGCCTTCTTTCGTTGGCGCGACTCCCTGCTACAATACTACCCTATTGGGTCGTACTCGTCAAGTGGTTCCTATAAACTTACGAGGGTGCCCTCGGGGAACTCGTAGCTCTGCCCCGAGACGAGCGTCGGGATGGGGTTATCCCATCCGTTGGGGCGTTCGATACGCACATATGCGTTCTGAGGAAGCGCCTGGAGCTTCACGATGAGTTGGGCGACCGTGGTGTTCGGCGGAGGTGAATTATATCCCATGTCACTATAGTACGACCCAAAAAGGTTATGTCAAGGGGGGGGGGGTTGACGTACAACCCGAGAGGGGTGTATCATCCGTCACATGCCCGATATCGCCGCCCCTGAAGGGGGAGTTTATGGTATGCCAAGGCGACCCCGACACAGATAGTGCGGGTCGCGAACTACGAAGAGCATCCTAAAGGGGATTACGTCCACCTTGAGGTCGGGCCGGAACGATTCTGTATGCTGCTCGAAAACTTTATCGAGCGGTTCGACCCCGTATTTGTGGAGGACCTATAGATGCCCGATACCCTTCCCGACGCTCGGACGGAGGCCGTCCTCTCGGAGGTGGCCGACGAGCGCGACTACCAGCGGAGCTTGTGGCCCCAGGGCTACGATATGCTGAACCGCCCGAATGATTGGGGTTCGTATATCATTCAGTACCTTGGGGATGCACTCAAACCGTATACCCGCGCGACGCCGGGTGAGAACGCCGCCGCGACGTTCCGCCAAAAGATGCTCAAGGTCGCCGCGCTCGCCGTCGCCGCCATCGAGGCGTGCGATAAGCACGTCGAACTCGAAACCATTCCGGAAGCAGCGCCTACCGCGTGACGAGCCAGCAAGACTTCGAGCAACTCTCACGAGACCTCATTGACGCCATCTATCTTCGGATGGACGGCCGATATCACCGGCTCGAGGACCGCTTCAAGTTCCTCGCTTACCTCCCTACTCATGAAGTACGTGAGTTCAGCGATGAGATTCCTGCCCTCAAGTCTCGGATAAAGAAGAGCCCATCGGCAGAGCCGGATAAAGTTTATGAGATGGCGTTTATGGCGTTGTTAGATAAACTAGCGGTTTATCGGATAGTTGCCGCCGTCGCGCTTATGAAGCGCGCGGCTCGGGAAGACCGCTACCGTTAAGGTGGCCGACGAAGACATAACCAGCCGTCAACTACGACGGCACATGGAATTCCTCAAATTCAGACATGATATGTCAGGAGAATCCGGTGGACCCTACGATTACTTTTTACATCAATTACAACCCTCTTCGGAAAAACCCGTTCAAGCCGGTAGCAAAGCGCGGAGCGGACGGATGCAAGGATTGGGCGACGGCAGCAAACCGCGCCGAAAGACTAAACCAACTATTTAACCAGAAAGTATTAGGAGAGGCAGTACCCGCTTAATGTTCGGATTCAAAAACAAGAAGAAAACGACCCTCGCGCACGCGCAAGCCATGCAGGACGCCGTTCGCACTATCAATCATATCATCGCTCACGGCCACCTTCCTCCGGGAATGGACGGCATCAAATTCGCGTTGAACCTTGCGGTCAACCCGAAAACCAAGAAAGAATTCAGACACGCTGCTGTCCTGACGCTCGCGGCGTCGGCTTGGCGTCTCGAAGCCATGGTGCATGAACACACCACGGCAATTAACTCCATCGGGAAACTCTTCGACGATAAATATAAGGATTTTCCGCAGTATACGGAAATCTGCGATAAATTCAACGAGGTTATCAAAAACCTCGTCAATACCATGGGTGCGAAAAACGAAGCTATCTCGAAAACTGCTGAGCAACTCAAGTACGAAATCGCATCCGAGTTTCACTAAGTTGGCGAAAATCGCGTGCGTAGGGACACGAGTTCTCTCGCAAGCCCAGGCAAAAAACCTCTACGATATCGGCCGGTATTTAGTGAAACGTCGGCACGTTATCGTTACCGGAAATGCCGAAGGCGCTGACCATGCGTTCGCTGCCGGAGGGAGTTCTCTTAATCCGGAACGGGTAGAATTATATCTCCCGTTCGCGAATTTCCGGTTCGAACAGATATGCCACGAGGGGAATAAACTTTATCTTCCGCATCCAAATCACTTCGAAAAAGCAGCAGAAGTGTGGGCAAAACGCAGGGCAGGGAGATACGGCTACGGACATTGGGACACACTCGCGGACACCACCCAATGCTTCATGGCTCGCAACTTCCAACTCGTCGAAGCCTCCGAAAGGGTCATCGCAGCGCCGTCTTTCGACGGTCGCGGCGAGCCCAAGGGCGGTACGGCGTTCGCCATCCAATGCGCCTCGGAGCTTGGCCGGGAGGCCCAGATTTTGGACCTGGGTCGGCCCCTGGACCCCGAATGGGACCGCTGCCCGGCATGCGGCATCGGGCGCACGGTCTGGAACTGTGGGGACAAATATCACCGGCTGATGGCGTATTGCTAGTGCTGACACAGGCATCGGTCATGCTCGCCCTCGGCCGCATCCTGGAAGAGATTCGCGGTACTTTGCAGGACCGCGAGCAGGACGAATCCTACGGCAACTTTACGGATTTCTGGGAACTCAAGAAGTCCTTTACGGACTTCGTAACTGACCCAAGTTAGCGTAACAAACACCCCGGCCTTATACGTGCGCGTACCCGCGCGCAGCCCCGCGCGGTCTTATCGCGCGCCCGCGCGCGTCTTAGGGATTTATTATATATCCGGATACGGAGGTACGAAGTACCGTAGTATCCGGGGAAGGGATAATAATATAAATATCCAGGAATCCAAATCCAATCCGAATCCTCCTGCCCACACTTGTCAGCATGGTCAGTCGGATTCTCCTCCCGCACCCGCGCGTGTGCGAGTGTGCAGGCAATGCCTGGCACTCTACGAGCCCGACCGCAAAACTTCCCGGTACTGCAAACCCCGGTGCCGCCAAGCGGCTTACCGGGAGCGGCAATTATTTTCGCGACTGAAAGCCTTAGCGTAACGGACCCCTATGGCTTATAGATTCGAGCAAGAAAATTCTCGGAGGTCTGACGCGATGGGGCTTGAGGTTCGAACGGCGATTACGCAATTCACGGGACCCGGCACGACAACCATGCGATGCCCGTTCTGCGACGTTGCGAAGAATCTCAACCAGCCGGACCATCCGAGCCAAGTGTGGCACCACGAGTGCATCGCAGCAGGACACGCAAAAGTTTGGTTCGTTAACGGCCACGCGATAAAAGGCGTCGGGAAATATCTCGCAGAGCAATGCCCCGCCGGAAAAGAGAAGCCATGGTAAAAATACCGGTTACCGAAAAATGGACCCAGGTTACCGTAACCTGGGAAGATATCGCCCATAATTCCGAACCGCAGGATTCGGAAAAATACATGGAAAACTACAAGCCCGCAATTCGGAAAACCTCCGGATGGTTTCTGGGCTGCCGTAATAACCGGGTATTTATCACGTTCAATAACGACAGCGCCAGCAAAGACGACCCGGATTACGATACCGATTGTCAGGCGATAGATATTATTCCCATCGGGAGTATTATTAAATTCGAGCCGTTGGTTACGAAGAAACGGCCTCGCAAGAAAGCCGCCCGTTAAGGGCGGTGTTTAGTCGCTCCCGCTTTCTGCGCCGGTAGAGCGACGCCCGTCGAGAAACCTCTGGTTTCCGGCGGGCTCAAATTTAACCAAAAGGCGAAACCTCATGTTCCCAATTATCATCGCGGGAATCTTCTGGTTTTCCGGGGGATGGACAAACGAATATGAGATATGCTTTCCGCATTCAACTGTGGTCGTTGGACGGCAGGAATTCTCCGATATTGGATATTTCTGCCGAGACATTTATTCCGTTCGGAACCGTCGTAATAAAACTATTACGCATGTTTGTATTCCGACCGTCGAGTGGATTGAAAAAGAAGGGATGAAGAGCTAATGGCAATGTGTTACACCTGCATCAAATTCGTGGATAACGACCACGAATGTCCGACTGCAAAGAAACTCATCGAAAACCCCGTGGATTTAACTGCACCGTTTTTGCACTCGTCGGCTGTGCCGACGCGCACGGGTCCGGATAGCTTCAAAGTCCGCCGTGGCTAATACGACTCCGGAGGTTGAATGTCTCGAATGCAATCGGTTCTTCAAGGCGCTCGGAGCGCACGTCGCCCAGAAGCACGAAATGTCGCTGGACGACTACCGGAAGAAGTTTCGGGACCCCGTGACCGGCGAAGACCCGCCGGTCGGCTACGTGGTTCCACCAAACTCCGGGAAAGCCGGATGGAAGGCAGCCGCAGCACAGGCAGTCATCGACGACGAAGTTGCCGAGAAGGTCGCTCTGAGTCCGATACGCGCCGTTGCGGTCCTAAATCCTAAAGAGCAAGAACGATTCGCCGCGCGTTTTAAGACGCTCTTTTGGCAAGCCGATGAAGACCCGGCGCTCGAGTCTACGGTCCAGAATATCGTCCTGAACGAAATTCATATCGACCGCTACAACGAGCAAATCAGCCGACTCACGCAGAGTCTCGGCCGAAGCACGAAGCCCACCGATGTTCAGCAACTCAACTTGCTGTCGAAGCTCGTGAAAGACACGCAATCGACCAACCTCTCGCTCATGCAGTCGTTGTCGATTACGCGCGACCAGAAGCAAAAAAATAAGAAAGTCATCGAGTCCACACCGTCCCGATTCGTAACCGCTCTCGAATCGCTCGTCCGCAATACGTCAGGCGAGCAACTTCGTCGCGTCAATCAGGAAATGGCCGAAGCCGCGCGCAGGCTGCAACTCAATCTCAGCACGCTACGCGAACTCGTTCCATCCGATGTGGTCGCGGTAGAGGGAACTGAAGGCGATGCTGACGGAGACGATATCGTATAGCGCCTCATGGGCGCCCACGCCTCTAGCGTGGCCTTTCGATATCGAACACCTCGAAGACCTTACAATCCCCGGACTCATCTTCTCGGTAAAGCACGGACCGGCTGCCATCCTCTTGGCAGACGGTCTTTTTCTTCCGAATAGTCCGAAGCTCTTCTCCTTCCAGAACGCTTCGATGGAAGCGATTGACGACCACGCATTTATTTGGATGCAGGCCATTCGCGGCGCAGCCAAGAGCTACACCGCCGCCCGCTACGTCCTCGTAAAAGGACTCACGAATAAAATCAAGGTCGTTTTCACCGCACCGACTTTCCGGCAAGCAAAGCATCTCTTCGAATACGTCGCGGCGCTCATCGCTGAGAACGACGACCCGAATCTTCCGATGGACCTCGGCAAAGAAGTCGAGAGCATCGTTCGCAGCAGCGAACGCGCCGTCATCCGGATGAAAAACGGTACGGAGTTTATCGCCTTGCCGATGGGCGACGGCGAACGCATCCGAGGCGAACGCGCCGACATCCTTGTCATCGACGAGTTCTTCAATATGCAGAAGTCGATGTATCAATCGCACATTCTGCCGTTCTTGCAAGGCCATAAAGCAGCCGATGCGGTCCGCAAGCTCATCCTACTCACGTCGGCCGAGTATCAAGACTCGTTTGCCTACACCGTTCTCACGAAACGCTTCCTTGCGAAGATTGTCGAAGAGGACAAGCTCATCGCAGCCAACCCGAGCTATAAACGCAAGTACATCGTCCTCGACATAAACATCGACGACGTACTCGCCTCGGGCTACAACTACGACATGGACGTGCTCGAGCAGCAACTTGCTGGAGCAACGGATGAAGAGCGCCAGCAGGCGCTTTACAACCGATGGATTGGTATTTCCGGTCAGTTCTTCCCGGGCGACTTGTTCGACCGGATGATATCGCACGAAGTTCAGATTGAACACGAAGCCGACCCGGATTACAACTACTGTCTCTCCGTAGACGTTGCTTTCGAGCAAGGCGGAGACTTTATGGTCATCGACGTTTGGAAGATGCTTCCAGAACGTCGTCGTATGGCTCTCGTGAATTCGTACTGGAAGAAAGGTTTATCTTCGGATGAACTGGCTTCCAAAATTCACCGGTTCAATGCTCGTTTCAATCCTACATGGATTGTCATGGATAAGGGCGGCGGCGGTTTATCCGTCCGCGACTCTCTAATGAAGACGAAGCTCATCCACCGCGACAACTCGGAAGAAGTCGTTGCCGTTCCTATCTTGGAACACAACGAACTCCGAACTGTCAACGGCCAGCGTAAGCTCATCTTCAATCGACCGAAAGACACGAAAGTTGGTTCGTGCTTTGCCGACGACCGCTCACGCGGCGGCGAGCACATCAATGCGGAAGATATCCTCGTTCACCTGTTGCATGGTGGCCTCCGCCAAACGCTCCAGCAAGAGGATATTCCAATCCTCATTCCGGCGACGTACACCGATAACGGTGGCGACGACGAACTCAATTCCAACGCGGTGATTTACGACCGTATCAAAGAGTCGGTACTACAACTCCGACATCTCGCGGTCAAGGTTATCGAACTGTCCGATGGCACGAAAGAAGTCGTCAAGACGAAGGTCAATAAAGTTCCAGCGTATGTCTGGAAGAACGCCGTTAAAGACGGCGCTTCTGCTTTCATATACGGCTACATTTGCTACAAGCTCTTCTATAAAGATAGAGCGCAAGCGCCCGCCCGTGCTGGAGTTCCGGTCACAAGACCAACTCAAGACGTATTCGCGCGCTTCGCTGGCATTCCGGACATCCATAAACCTGGGCAACTCTATAAACACGGACAATAGGAGACAACTGAATGGGACGACCGCGTAAGGCGAAGACACTAGCAACTGAGCTTAGTGCGCCGCTGCCCTCGGGAGAACTCGTCCCGGTTAGCCCGGCGGAGAATAAAGTCTGGGTTCAGCGTCTTCAAGGTGCTATCAGAGCCAGCCAACTCGGCTCGCGCAATCCGCTGTGGAACGACCAGGAAGAGCTTCATCTTATGCAGTCGGCGTCATATACCGGCCGCGTGACGGACGAAGCCCTCGCGCGCCAGTATCGCGCGCTTGGATTCGATAACGGACAACTCCCGAACGGCAACATCTCAATAAACGATAGGTTCTCGAAGCGGCACACCGTCGCCGACATGAACATCCCGCGCAATCCAGAGGCCGTCATCGTCCTCTCGATGCGCTACGCGCTCGAGAACCCGTTCGTCGCGAAGGCAGTTCGTGTCAAGACGGACTTTATCTGCGACGACTTCGAGCATAAAACGCATAATGCGGCTGCGAAGAACTTCTACGACATGGCTACCCGGCGTCTGTTTATCAAGACGCAGTTGCGCCAAATCGTTTGGAGCTTAGTCTCTATTGGTATCTGTGCAGTTTATTGGGGAGGCGAGAAGGGCGGCCCACTCGACTTTATGCAAGTGCTGCCGCCGACGGCCTGCCGCTTCCAGAAAGTTCTCGGTAAGACGAAGCTCTATATCAAGATTACGGCTCCGATGATTGCGGCCGTGCGCGATTCTATCGCTGGCACATGGACGAGACCGGAGAATAAAGCTCAGTACGAGTCGATGCCGGACTACTGGATTGCACAGATTAAAGCGCAAATGGATAAAGGTAGTGCTCTCGGCTCTATCGAGCTTGCCGACGGCTCGTATACCGTTATCGAAAACAACTACGCTTCGTTCAATCGGAACTCGGAAGTTCTCGACGGCGTGCCGTTGCAAGGTGCGTTCGACGCCCTGCAACGCTATCGCCTCATGGCGGCTGGCGACTTCGCCGTTGCCTGGAACGTCAAGAACATGCTCACCCTCATTTCCGAGGGCGACCCATCCGACCCGAACTACACCCCGCAGGACGACCTTCGGTTACAGAAACTCCAGGCGCAATTCGCCCATCCGGATTACGCGCTCACCATCGTCTGCGACCCAACCACCCAGGTCAGGTACGTCGTTCCACCGCTCGAGGTTTTCGACCCCAAGAAATATCAGCAGGTCGAAAAGGAAATCAAGGAAGTGCTCAACCTGCCTTCCTTTATGTGGTCGAACGACGGCAGCAGCACCTTCGGTGCGGCTGTCGCGGAAGTCGAGCTTCTTCGGACGGAAGTAAAAGCTATCCGAATGCTGCTCGAAGAGCAGTTATTTTACCCGCTCTACACCCGCCTCCGTGCGGGTGTGAGTCGGCCTGGTTTCTCGGCTGCGGATATTCCCATGCCGTCCTTCAACCAGAACTCGCTTCACGACGCCATCCAATGGCTCGCAAATGCCGCTGACCTTTACTCGAGAGGCGCCATCTCGCTCCAGAGCCTTATGGACATAAATGGACTGGACTTCGATTACGAGATGAAACAGAAGCAAATCGAACACGAGAAGTACGGAAATACTTCCGACGGTTCTCCCGGCGAGCCGATGAATAACTCTCCGGCCCGCCCGCTCTTCGAGCCAAGCCAGGGTAATCTCTCGCCGAACCGCGACAAGGGCGGAAACGAAGGCGATGGCTCCGGAAACCCGACGGATGGTAATTCTACGCCCCGAAATAAACGAGCAGGTGAGAAATAGTTGGCTACTTGGTTAGAGCATTTCTACGGAAATGGTGAGCCTTTGGTAATTACAGATTGTGTACGATGTGGAACTTCCTATATTAGGAAAACTCCGCTATCGTTCACTTGTTCCAAGGCTTGTGCGAATAGCATTTCGCGACAACGGTCCTCACAAGTCCACGGCAAAAACCGTAGTCTCGCAAACCGGGCGTATCGCTCCGAGGTGCGGGATAAAGTAATTCAGGGCTACGGCAGTAAGTGTAGTTGCTGCGGTCTATCCGACCCACGGTTTCTGACACTAGACCATGTTAACAACGACGGCGCGGCCGAGCGCCGGGCGATAGGTAATAGAAATGAACGGTCCTGTTCTTCGTACTCGGTATATTCCCGTGCTCTATCCGAGCATTTTCCACCCAGGTTCCAACTTCTTTGCTGGAACTGCAACTGTGCCAAGCACCAGCATGGTGGAGTTTGTCCCCATCAATTAACTAAGGAGAATCCCCATGCCGCTTAAATCCTCAGTAAGAACCTTCACCGCAGCACCGGCAAATCCTTTACTTTCCACGATTCCTCCGACGGCCAGCCATTTCGGCACGGCAGGCAGAATTTTAGCCTGGTTTCCACAAGTTAATAAAAATGGCTTCACCGTCCTGTCTGAGGACGTAGATGATGCCCTTATTTCCACTCTCGTTGGCTCGACCGTTGACTTGGAGCATGTAAAGAAAGGTTTCGGCCAATCTTCGATGCTCGTTCCACGTGAGACGAATACGGTATGTGGCTCCATCGTGGAAGCCGCCCGTACCGATGAAGGTATTGATATCTCTACGAAACTTGAGCGTTCGCTGATATCAGCATTCGGGTTTGCTCCCGACGACTTCGCTCCCGGCGAAGGCATCCTCGCTTCATTCTCTCAAGAGATGGATTTTATTCCGAGCGAGGGTAATTACGTGGTCGTCGATAAAAACGACCCCAAGAAGATTCTCGAAAAGATTCCATATGCCGATGGACTCGCTGCTGGATTGCCGGATATCGCCGACGGCGTAGGTCCGAGCAAAATGGTCGCTGGAGTCTGGAACTATACCTTTAAGGACGGAAACCCGGTTTATTTCGCCGCGAAACCTAAGAGTTTCGTCGGCGTCGGCCACGTCGCCCAACCGGCTGACGAAACTGCCCTGACTTACCGTATGGTAGCCAGCGCGAACGGTAAAAAGAGCCTCGTGGCTTATTTTCCCGGAATGGACGATGGTCCGTCGGCCCCGCCGGAAATGACCGGCATGGGCGACGTTAATTCCACCGACCTGAATGTGTGGGGTTCTGACTGCCTGAGTAATCCGGATATCCTCACCGCCTCGGCGGATAATTTCCCCCATGAAGACGAAGCGGCCGACAAAAAGAATAAAGATGGCGATTTCGCCGTAAATTATTCTTGCATGGACTTCGGTAGCGTAACAAATGGTCGTCCTAATATAGATAAGAAGAGACTGTTCAAAATAAAGAACGATAAAGGCGAGCTTGACCGCAACCGCTTGATTTCCGCATACCGAGCCCTCATGGGCACCCGGGGGGATATTCATTTGGTTTCGTCGCTCCCGAGCGCCGTTCGAAACCACGCCCTCGCGCTTGTACGCCAGGGCCTCAAATCGACAAAGCCCAAAATCACCAAGGAGAACTCCAGTATGAAAGACCCCGAAATTGAGGCTCTGGACGCTAAAATTGCAGAGCTTACGGCGCAGCGTAAACTGATTTCCAGCGCCGACCATCAGGTGGTCGTCGATGCCAAGGCGGAAGCCGAAGCGAAAGTCGCGACCCTGACGGCGAGCATTTCCGAGAAGGACACGGCCATCGCCGACCTCACGGAAAAACTCGCGACGGCCACGGCGAAAATCGCCGAGTTCGAGGCCACGGCCCTTGCGGCCGAGCGTCTCGCAGCCCTCGAAGCAATTCATCCCTTCTCGGAAGACGAGAAGAAAGCCGAGACGTTCGGCGACTTCACGAAGTCGCTCGCGAGCCTCACGGTTGACGGTTTGGAAAACGCCAAACTGAAGCGCACGATTGCGGCAATGCAAGCGAAGGCGGAGGCAACTCCGGCGCGCGTGCTCGCCAATGTTCGGCCCACGGTAAACCCGGTCCCCGCTACTGGCGCGTCGATGGTTGACGGCGATGAGCCGCTTTCCGTCGGGCTCCTGTACTAATCACGGGAAAATAAAAGGAGACTAACTCAAATATGCTTTCCCCCTATCAGGGTTTCGAGGGCCGCTCTATCACGGGCGTTTACAAAATCGCCGCTGCTGCGTTCTCGGGTCTCGCGCTTGTCGCGCAGACCTCGGATGCGTCGCCGCTCACGCCGTCCCCCTACGGCAACTCTCTCGGTACGCTAGTTCCCGGGTCGGTTACGACCGGTGGCATTCAGCGTGAAACGGGCTGGCTCTTGCAGCCGGTCACCACGAGCGGTCCGACCGTTCTGGAAGTTCTCTCGTCTGTCTACGACGAGTCGGTTGCCGCAGGGCAAATCGCCTCGGTTCTGCTCTCGCTCTCGGGATGCCAGGTCGCGACGGACCAATACGTCACCGGTTCCGCCACGGGCGCAATCTCGTTCGGCGGCGGTGTTGCCCTCGATACGGCTTGCGGTATCGCGAGCGGTCAGCCGCGCGTTGCCCAGGGCGGCGACGTGAAGCGCCTACTCTTCAAGGGCCAAGTTGTCCAGCGCACGATTCCGCTCGGCATCTTCCAAATCATCTAAGGAGCGATTGTTAGAAACAATGTCCGCAGTATCAAAGTTCCTGATTCCCGGGTCGAGCCCGGACGGTCAGTTAGTTCTCGACAAGGCGCGTTTCAACGCATTCGCTCGCGAAGTTGCCGGTAAATCGGCCGCTCGCACGCAAGAGGATGTAGCGAAGAGCGTCGGTTTTATGAATCGTATGCTCGCCAGCGCCGCTGGTGTTGCAGAGATTCAGTCCGTCGAAGCGGATTACGAAGTCCTTAACGTCTATCGCGATTCACCCGCGCTCGACTTTATGGAAATGCGTAACTGGCCGCTCGGCAGCATCGCCATCTTCCGCACCAAGACGACCAACCCGGTCAACGTCTTGCAGGCGGGTATCCTCGGCGTGGGTCCGACGAATTACTACGCGACGAATCAAACCGTCGTGCAAGTTGCGCCGACGACCATCACGACCGAGCGCGTTATGACGCCGAACCTCAACTCGCTGTACGATATGGCGAAGTTGCAAGAGCGCAAGGATGCGCTCGAAAACCTCGACCGTTACCTCGAAATCGGTATCACGAATATGGCGCTCAACACCGTGTTCGCGAATCCGTCTTCGGTTTCGGTTGTCACGGACGACCCGGCGGCCTCCATCGTGAACTACTTCGCGAACGGTGGTTCGTTCGCGGGTCAGAGCGTTTACGTTCTGAATCCGGGTGTTATCCCGGCGGGTTACCCGTCGGTCAACATCTATGACCTCACTTCGGAAGGCGGCCTCACCAAGAAGGTTGTCCAGACGATTAACACCCACAGCATCCAAATCGGGCGCAACTTCAAGACCATGTATATCCCGCAGGCAGCAGTCTCGGGCGATGCACCGGTCTGGGAATCGCTCCAGAACATGGCGACCCCGGTCGCTTTGGTGACGGGCTCGGGTCTGAACAACAGCCCCGCGAAGGCCGTGCCCGAAGAGATGTGGTCGGAGTTCCAGAAGGAAGACTTCCGAGGAGCTATCACCATCAACTGGTTCGGCCTCGTTATGAACGTGAAGAAGCAGAACTGGCTTCCCGCCGGTTATTGCATCCTGTTCTGCGACGAGCCCGCATCGCTGATGTGGGACCGCCTCGAACTCGAGAGCGGCAACCCGATGGACGGAACGCTGGAGACGCCTGCGGATGGTTTCTATAACTACCGCAGCCGCAGCAAGCAGGTCGCGCTCGCGCGTCCGGGCTACTGCCTCCGGAACTTCCTCATCGTCAAAGTCCAGTAGTCTGGAACGGGAGGGGAGGGTGTGGACAGCACCCTCCCTTTCTTTCGATAAACTCTAAATAAACATACGAAACGAGCAGTATAAACGATATGGGACGCCCTAAGAAATCCGATACAACTGTCGAGACCACAGATACTCCGGTTGTACGACGCAGACGCACCGCTGGTCCGCAGAAGACCATCATCAAATTCAAGTTTCTCAAAGCAGGCCCGGCTTTTTCTATCGACGGCCACGGTAACTTTTGGCCGAAGATGGCGATTACTTTCAAGCAACTTCCACAAGTTGCCGGTAACTACGCCGAGCAAGGCTACGACCTCGACGAAATCATTACGCTCGAGCTTGATAGCGAACGCCCCCGAGACCTGCCACAGGACGTGACGGACGAATCCGACGACGCGGTACGCACCGCGTACCGCATTAAGCAAGCCGAAGCCGCCGCCGCGCAGCACGAGAAGAATAATCTCGTGCGCGACGAGCTTTATTACCATGAAGAGCAAGGGACTATCGAGATTCTCTCCGACTCGTTCATGGACGACCCGGCCGCAGCAATCCCATCTATGACCGAACTCGTGGAGACCGCATAACTTTGAAGGAGTAACCGATGAACGTATTTTCGCATCCGGCCTTCAATATCGGCGGCAACTACGTTCTTAACGGATACAACCTTCTCAAGTCGGCCAATATCGGCGGCGCCCCGAATTGGTTTGGCCCGTTCGAACCTGTGGCGGCCTACCAAGGCTACACTTCGAACATGGATATCGTTGACGTTTCCGGAGCCCAATACGACCTCTATCAGGTACAACCCATAATCACGGTGACTCTCCCGGACGGCACGACTACCCAGGGCACGCTACCGCCCTCGCGGCCCTTCTTCGCATCGCAACCGCTCTACGACATGAGCATCAGCAACTTGCTCGACACGATGCGGAACAACTGGATTTCCGACCCGGGTATCCCGCAGACGGAATCCACGTCGCCGACCGAGACCTCGGGCGGGAACGTCATGCCGTTTATCACCGACCCTTCTTCCGCTCGGTTCTATCTGTCGTTCTTACCGAACGATAATCCGGTAAAGCTCATCGGAAGCTCCGTTCAAGTTTATCTTGGAACCGACCGCGCGAGCGCGACGCCGCTCGTGCCATATCAAGACTTTTATGCCTCCGAAGACGGTGGGTATATCGACTTCGCAGCCATTCCCCCAACGAATGACTACTGCCGAGTAGAATATACCAAGGTCCGAATCACGAACGACCAACTCCGTTCGGTTCTGGTCAATGCCGTGAGTGCTTTATCACTCTACGGCATCAATGGGTACGAGGTCCGGGTTTCAAACAACCTGTTCTATCTCGTGAACCCGCTCGCGAATCGCGACCTCGGCGATATCGTTTGCGAAATCGGATTCCGCAATCTCCTGAACTCTCAATTCTTGGCTCAACTCGAAGGCGCCGAGTCTTGGAAGGACGGGAATGTGGAATGGTCGGCCGACCCGGGCCGCGCGCTGCAAGCCGCTGCCGGTCGCGCTACAGACCTTGAAGCCGATATCAAAAAGCGCGCGAACAACTACATTCTCAACACGAGAAACTACATCGCTCGCGGCGAGTTCGATAGCTTCTTTGACGTGTCCGGCACGCTGCCGGTTTACACGCTCATCGTCGCTGGCGCGAACTTCGCTGGCGCGATGGGCTTCTGGTTTTAGCGTAACATTCTCCGTGCCTTAACAAAGGCATGAGAGAAGATAAGCAGCCCGCGGCGTCGGGCATTTACGCTATTTACAATATCGAAAATTGCCGGATGTACGTCGGCTCGTCCGTTCGGATGGACCGAAGGCAGTATGACCACCTGTGGCAACTCCGAAAAAATAAGCACCACTCCCGTTACCTCCAGCACGCTTGGAACAAGCATGGTGAGGAATCGTTTCGTTTTGGGGTTATCGAGCTTTGTTCGCCCGAAGAACTCCTCGAAAGAGAACGATTTTGGGTATCCGAGCTAACGCCGGAATACAACCTCATGGAAGCCGACAGAGCGGTGTTCAAACACTCATCCGAATCCATCGCAAAGCGAACTGCAACGCGCAAATCTCGCGGCGTTAATATGCCGCGAGGTACTGACCACCATGCGTTCACGCATGGTCAATACGCTAACGGGAGTTGGCCGCATAAAGGCGGCGAGGGAAACTCCAGAGAGGCACGCCGAGCCCGCGCACTAGCGCAGGGATTTGGTACTAAAGTTCGACCGTGATTCCACGCGCTTTACCTGCGTGGCATAAACCCGCGCAGGTAGCTCCAATTTCAACCCCCTCTCGGACCACCATAAATCGCAGAAAGGTATCTATCAAAACAATGTCTACTCCCGCAACCCCGGCGACGTTTCCGCTCCTCGTGACGGAAGCCGAAGCCACCATCCTCCACGGTCTCCTCGAGGCGTTCGCCCCGTTCGTTTCGGCCGAAGCTCCGTCGGCGACGGCGTTCGCGGACGCGGAAATCCAGAAGGGCGAAACCGCGCTCGAAGCGTTTATCACGCAGAAGTACGGCGCAATGGTCGAAGGTCTCGCGGCTCCGGTTCTTGACAACCTCAAGGCCCAACTCGAAGCCTTCATCGCCGCTAAGGTCGCGGCGGCCGTCGCGCTCGTGCAGAAAGACGCAGCCGGAAGCTAATGAACTTCTTCGCCGCACTCAAAGCGTTCTCCGCGAAGTCAGTTGCTCCGGTAGTCGAAGCCGACGCCATCGAGGCTGTCGTCGAAGGCAAAGCGCCCACAGCGCAGGAGCTAGAATCGCAAGCCGCAGCCGGTGCGGCGGCGGTTCTTGAATCCACCGCATCGAAAATCGAAGGTAAGTAAAAGATGAACAGCAGCGTAATTGCCTGGTTATCATTTGTCTGGGCTACCGTTCACGACTTTGTATATATCGGCATTTACGCTGCCCTCGTTCACTTCCACATCCTGAGTCATAAAAAGTCCGTCGAAGAACGGTTAGATGTCTTGGAGAAATTACTAAACGTAACGAAGGAGTAAGCCATGGGTTTCTCTCCTCGACGTGTTCTCACCAAGCAACTTGCAATTTTCAATGCGACCGGACAACTCATTCGCCTTTGGATTCCCATTAACGTAACAATCCCGCAGACTTATACTCCGGGACAGTTATTTACGCAGAACGAAGACCCCGAGGAATCGGATGCGAACTACCGGACGCAATACATTCGAGGCAAATTCCTCGAGACCGATATCGAGGTAAGCACCGGAGCCGGTCGCCGCCGCTACGCGCGCGGCATCATCTCGTGCCCAATGATATTCAAGACGGTCCTTGCATCCGCAGAGTATATTGACCCGTACCTCGACGGCAGTCGTTTCGTCAAAGACGGAAACGCCTCGCCGGACGAAGAGCGCGTCTTTATCACGCAAGGCATCAAGCTCTTGTCAGCGACTTCACCAGGAGATATTCAGTAATGGCTCTCCTGACGCTGAACGCTAACTATATCACCAACCTCATCGGTTCGGTCGAAGCGTATCTCAATACGAAAATCGTGACGCCGTACAACACGGCAGTCACGGGAACGAATTACTCCGCTCCCCTTCGCATCATCATGGAAGACCCGGATGACTACTCGGTCCTCGAACAGGTACCGGTTATCATCATGGATTACCCGGCCGATGCGAAGCAGCCGCAGAGCACCGGTGTCGGAGACCCCGAGATGTGGGTCTTCCCACAGTTCGGATTCAAGGTTTATCCGGGAATGATTACGGATGCGAACACCGGCGCGGAGAAACCGTCGCCGCTGTCCACGAACATTCTTCGTTCGCTCTTCGCGCAAATCTCGACGGGACTTGTCGTTCCGTTATACGATTATTCGACTAATCCGGCGACGGAAGTCGATTTCTCGTATATTGATATGGCCCGCATGAGCGACACCAAGGGCGCGATGCGCGGCATGCTCGCGATGGAGAAGTTTCGATTTAACTTTGACCTACGTCTCCGCTTTATGGTGGAGGCGAGCGTACAGTAACGTGCCGGGGTTCAAGCTCGAGATAGACTCCGCCGCATTCGCTCGCCGCGCGTCTGCATACGCCGAAAAACTTCAAGCCAAACTCGAAGAAGAATGGCCGAGAGTTCTTCAACTTTGCATCGCAGACGTTCTCACACGAACTCCGGACCCGGTAACGGAATTCCGGTATATCCAAGGCTACGACGGGGGTATCACCTTCCGTGGTACTCGTAACAGGAAGACCGCGAAGGCCGGTAAGAATCACCGGGGTCCGCGTAGCTTTGGAGCACGTAACAGCCGTGGACGCCGCCTTCTAGGCGGTGAGGAAAGCATCGTCGGAGACCTCAAGGTCAAGACGGATAGAACCTCGCTACGCCAACCGCAGAATTTGCGGAAGACGGCTGTAGGGCCGGGTTACCGGATATCGTTTATGCGATATCCCGGCATGTGGCTCGACGAACTCGTTCAAGACCCGAGCACCCACGAAGTACGGACCGGAAACGGAAAGTTCTTTATCGGCCTCGGCGTTATACCGGCCCTCGAGGCCGGTTCGCGCTTCTCCTGGCAAAACTACTCTTCCCGGAGAGGACTCGGCGCACAGACTCACACGTCGGAATACGGCATGTGGTCATTCTTCGAAGAGGGCAAATCAGGAACTCAGGTCGCACGCTTCGGCAATCGCGACTATAAACTGAAACCCTACGAAGACGAATCCGAGAGCTACTGGCAAACCCATAAGTTTTATCCACGTAAGGCCATGTACGGTAACTTCGACACCGCTATCTTCAGAGACGCGGTGCTTGAGATTGTCCGGCAGGTCATTTTCTAATTCCTGGGCGGGTGTCCGCTCCAGAACACATCGACAAATAAACTCGGAGGACTCCACCCACCCATGTCAATCCGTACCACGGCTCTGATTCCGTTTCCGGTAACGAGCATTCCGGACCGCAATACGCCGGTCCTAATCACCGATAAATCTAAGGTCACCGCTTCGACCACGACGACCGCTCCGGTCCTTCGACTGAATCGCCTCCAGAGCGCGTCGTTTGGCATGAGCACGGACGTTATGGAAATGTCCGAAATGGGCACGCAGAACCGCGTTGGTGGCGTGGATGACCTCGGCGAAGCCAAGTATAAACTTGAGTTCGAAGCGGTCGGCATCAATAACCTTGCGAACCTTTGCGGCGTTCCCGTCTCGACGACCTCGGGCGCGACGACCTCTATCGGCCTCACGCAGTTCCAGCAAGCACAAATCGACTTTATCCGTCTCGTTGCATCAGGCGATGAGAACGTGTTCGCGTCGATGTACCTCCAGGATTGCATCATCGACGACTACAGCGTCGATGTGAAAGAAAAGGGTTCCATTACGGAATCTTTCTCGGGGCGCGGCCCGAACGCCACGTACTTCCCAGGCTTCTTCATTCCGAAGAATTACGTTGTGCAGTCTGCTGACGTGGCTGCTGGTTATATCCCGACGGCATCGGTGCTCGGCGCCGACGAGCAGCCGGTGGAAATCTTCATCCCGGCAACCGGCCAGCCTCCGTCGTATTGGCAGCAAAACGGTTCGCAATACTTCCTGAAAATCGAGCGCATCCCGGGAGCGAACACGGCGAATGCCGCAGTTCGTTACTTCGAGAACAACCCGAACAACAGCCATGTCGCGACGTATGACCACACGACCGGCCACCTGACTCTGAGCGACACGCTCGTTGCGGGCGACCTCATCCGGTTCGTCTTCTGCTCGTACAACACGGACTGCCTCCCGACGGCCATTCCGGCGACCACGCCGGATACCACGGACCGTCCGGGTATCTCCTCGCGTCTCGTGCCGATTAAGATTGGCGCAGGCCAGTTCTATCGCGTGCAGTCGGTGTCGATGAAGTTCTCGCTCAAGCGCGACCACGTTCAAGGCGTCGGCGAAAACAGCATCATCTATGGTGTGTCGTCTATCCCTGACGTGACGGTTTCCTTCGACGTGAAAGAATCCGACATGACGCTGCTCAATCAGCTTCAGAACAACACGACCGTTAATACGAACAACGGCGGTACGATTAAGAACGACTTCCTAGACCTGAACTACCTGACCCGCACGCAACTCGACCCTGCGAACGCGATTCCGTTCAACGTCCAGACGTTCGACCCGTACTCGGTTGGCGAAGTGCTGGTGGCGTACAACACGCCGCAGTTGGTCGTTAAGGATATCGACTACGCATCGACCAATAAAGCCGACAACACCATCAAGGTGTCGGCTATCGACATCCAGGGTATCCTGAACATCTCGTTCACGCATCCGTAATAATTCGGAAGCATAAAAGCCCTCGGCCGCAAGGCCGGGGGCTTCTTTCTTATTTCCCGTTAGCGTAACAATGGGCTGTCCTTAATTGATAGACAGCCGTCCAAAAACACAAGGAAAGAAACAGATATGCACCAGACACGTAAAGTCTATACAAGCCCTTTCGATGAAATGCCGATTAGTGAGCAAATCTCTGAGATTTGCTATAAACGGCTCGTCGAACTCGCGAAGGTCGCCTACATGGCGGTAAACCGCGCGAACCCGCTGGAAGAGCGGAAGGAATCCCTCAAAGTCGAGGCGCGCTACGCCGAGGCACATCGCCAGGTCAAACAGCATCTCAACTTTTACAAGACGACCATCCGGAACGATATCGTCCCGCTTGCGAAGATTACCCGCCACAAGAGCGAGTATGATTGGAGCCAGGACCAATCGACGAAGGATTTCCGTAAGCTCGTCTCCGGGCAGTTCACGATGCTTCGTGAACGCTTGAAGGATTACGCAGAACTTCTCATGCCCGCCGCCGACGTTCCCGCATTTCTCTCCTCGCTCGAGAAGGTTTATGCGCGCGAACACGACCTGCTTATGAACGGCCGCCCTGGCGAAGGGCTGGCCTATTATGAGTTCGCCCCCCGTTATGTCGAGTCCGATTTCTAAGACATGCAAAGCATGTAAGACGGAAAAACTTCTAACGGAATTCGTCAAAAGCAAAAAATCGCCGCACGGACGCGGCGCTAATTGCTACGTCTGCATCGGCAATCTAAAAGACAGTATTGAACTACTAGACTCAGCAAAAACATATCTAAGGAAGTATCAGACATGCCAAGTGTCAGTTTAGAAAAGCTCCTCAAGTCCGCACGCCCATTCGTGCCCTTCACCTTCAGCGACGAAACGCTGTACGCCCGCAAGCTCAATCAGTCCGACATCGACGACGTAAACAAAGCGTGGGAAGAGACCTACAAGAACGAGTATAACCGCATCCTTGCCGGTGCGGATAAAGACACGTCCATGGAAGTCTTCCGCCGGTCGGATGCAAAGACGCTCGCGAAGTATATCGCGAAGGCCGACACCCGCGACCTCTCGTTGCAAGCATCAGCAGAATGCGACGACGCACCGCTCGATAGCGATGAAGTCGTCACGCGAACGAAAGAACTCGTCGCCGAGCGGGAAGCGGATATCATCGACAAGGTTCCGGAAGACCAAATGCTTCAACTCGCCTATAAACGGCGAGCCCACTTCACCGCTGCCGACATGGCCGGTACCGCTGGCCTTCGCCTGCGCGTCCGGCGGATGGTGTTCGGTGAGGATAAAGAGCCTCTGTTCGATACGGACGCGGATATCACGGCCGTCCCGGCCGATATGTTCGGTCAACTCATGGAAGCCATCGCAACGGCTCTCAATCCGCCGAAGGATGAAACGCCAGCCGACCCTTTGAGTTAAGCTCCACGTCCATTATGAAGAAGGCCGTTGTTATCGCAGCGACCTTGAACGGCGGCGTGCAGGACGTGCTTTGGTGTATGGAAGCCGACCCAGCCGCCGTGGACGTGGTTTATCTCGCGTGTCAACGTAAGTTGACCGCAGAATCCTTCGCTAATATACCTTCGAAGGAACAGCCCACATACGAAGAACTCGAAGGCTACAAACAGACGACGCGAAGCTCTCCCGATATCGCGTGGGGAGAACGCTATCCAGAACTCTGTGCGTGGCTCACCGACTACGAGAACAACCGTAAGAGACGCGAGCGAGACGGCGGTCTTGACGACCGGCCGATAAACGCACGGAGTCTTTCTTCCGGTGCCTTCAATTACGCTAGGGGCCAATAAAGAGCAGACGCAAAAGATAAGATAACCCCTCACCTATTCACTTAGGATGAGGGGTTTATTTTCGTTTCAGGAGGCCGTAATGGCAGACGGTGTTTATGTTATCAAGCAACTTAGCACCGGCCGTCTCTATGTAGGCTCTTCTGTAAATGTTTCTCGCCGCGAATACCAACACTTCTTGACCCTCCGCAATGGAACTCACTTTAACAAATTTCTCCAACGGGCATTTGATAAGTATGGCGAATCCGATTTCGAATTTATCTTACTAGGACGCAATGAGACCATAGAGCTTCTCGACGACGAACAATTCTGGATTGATAAGCTCCGCCCGGAATTCAATATCCTTCCTACTGCCGGAAGCCCCAAGGGATACGTCTTTACGGAAGAGCATCGCAAAAACATCAGCATCGCAGCACGTAATCGTAAAATAAAACCTCACCCTCCTATCCCGAGCCTGGAAACCCGCGCAGCAATCTCCGCCGCTAATACCAAAACTGTGTGCAATAATTGTGGAGGGCCGAGAACTATGCTCACTCGGAAACGCGGTAGACAGAAAACTGTCTGCGTTACATGCGACCGCAAGTACCAAAGAGAATGGCACTTTAATAAACGTCATGGGGTAGCAGCATAATGGCTGATGAGGATATTTTACTACGCCTCACGCTCGACATCGAAGATGTTGAGACGAAGCTCGATAGAGCCAAGGAGTCTTTCGAGGCTCTTGGTGGTAGCCTTAATGGGCTTAATGGATTCTCTGCTATCCTCGATAAAGTTACGGTCTCCATCTCGGAAACAACCGCTGCGTTTGATAAAGCCGCCTCTGCGGTCGAACGCCTTACCGGCGCCAAACTCTCGGGAACGAAGGCAGACCTCGAACTCTCGAAGCTCGAACTCGCCGCCGCCCGTGCTACCGAGAACCGCGCTCGCGCAGAACAGTCTCTCGCACGCTCTATCGAGATGCGTGCCGCTGCTCAGAACAAGGCCGCGACCCAAGCATCGCGCCCGCGCTCTGGAGGTAACGCAGACCTCTACGACCGTACTGGAGAAGTCGCCCGCGCCGCCCGCGCGGAGTATGCCCTACAATATCAGAGAGCACAGCAACAGCGTCGTAAGCGTCCGGTTTATCAAGACGTTTATGATTCGATACTCGAGAAGCGGAATGCAGGCACGCTCGATAAAGGCCGCGCCAATAACTTCTCGGCCCAAGACTACGCCTTAGTCGAGAGTAAGCTCAAAGACTTCGACGGAATGCGTGCAACGGTTCACGAGAAAGAACTTGCACGAATTGCAGATGAGGCCGAAGCCCGCGCCGCAGCGCAGGCCCGGATTGAAGCCGGTTACGCGCAGCGTGCCCGGCGCGAGCAGTTCTCTGCCCGTAAGGAAGTAGCGAATCAATCTCCGGCGGAACGCTCCGCGTCCGTATTCTCCGAAGCCTTTGGCCGTCAAGAAATGGCCGCCTCGCGTAGTGCTCAACTCGCAAGCGAGCGAATCGACGCCGAAGCCGCTAAGGCGCAGAGGGATGCAATAAACGCAATCCTCCAACGCGAACGCCTTCGCAAGAACTCTGCCGAGATGTTCAGGCGGCAGTTGGTGGAAGCCGGGGGTCCGGATAAACTAGCCGCCGAATGGAATTCGGGCTTGGGACAAACTGCTGGTTCCGCTCGCCCCGAACCGTGGCGTGAGGAAAACTACGCAAAGCAAGGCTACGTCGATGAACTTCCCATCGAGTATCTCAAGAAGTTCCGTGGCAACGAACTTCGGCGTAATCCCGAAGAAATGCAAGCGATGGCCGACGATATCCGCGAGAACGGTATTCGTGAACCAGCCATCTTGGGATTCGGTCGCGAAGATAAGAAGCTCAAGCTCGAAGAGGGCAACCATCGTTTAGCCGCAGCCGAGATGGCGGGATATACACATATTCCCGTCCGGATGTACCGCCGAACCAACTTCGACGGCGACGACCGTGCTGTTGCCGGTGCCGATGACATGAGCTTTATTCGACCGGGGGTTCACACTCCCGGCGACATAAGCCCACGCCAAGCCTTAGATAGCTTCGATTCTATCGGAGGCATTCGTGGAAACGGCCCTGTCGTCCCTAAAGTATCGCCCGCTTCGGGCGATGACTTCCGGGGATATATGCAGGAGATGGGCGTTCGCGCCCCATCCGGTGGATTTGCGGAAGACCGCGAGCGGGCTGCTGCTGCGGAAGCCGCAGCGAAAGCGAAGGCTGCGGAAGCCGCTGCTGCCGCGAAACTCCAGGCCGAGGGTGCGAAGCTCCTGGCACTCGAGGAGCGCCGTCGCTTAACCCTAGCCGCGATGATTCCCGTACTCGAAGCGCAAGCTCGCCTCGAGTCGCAGGCCGCGAATAAAGAAACGCTCATCAAAGCAGGCTCCATGCAAGCCCTCTTGCCGTTGTGGCAAGAGCAGTTGGAGAAGCTCAACCAACCGGAAGCTCCCGCATTCAAATCCGTCATCGACCAAATGCGTCCGCCGGAACGCGAACAGCCGCGTGGAATAAACACGCAGGGTCTTAGCGAGCGTACCGAAGAGACGACCGCTGCCGTCGAGGCCCTCCGTCGCGGGCAGCAAGAATATCTCGATGCCGCGCGTTTATTCAACCAAGCGGTGAACGCCGCTGGCGGTCACGCCGGACTCGCCGCGCAACTTAATGCCGAAGCCGGTGAAGAGAAGTATTCCGCCGAGGGACTTCGCCAAGTCTCTGCTGAGTACAAGGAAATGGCGGGCGTCCGCGCTCGCGCCTTCCCGAACATTTGGGAGCGCGAAATCAAGAACATGGGGGAGCACATCCTCCAGTACGGCGCGTTCACCGCCGCAATGATGCTCGCGACGAGCGCCGCCGAGGCGCTTGGCGCTGCAATCCACAAGGCATCGGAATTCCAAGTCCAGGGTGTTCTCTTCCAGAACTATCGGGATTCACTAAAGAACACGGAAGCCGCCGACAGTAAGGTCGGCATCAAACGCCAGGGCGTTGACGACACGACGAACAACGACCTTATGGCGAAGTCTATCGAACTCGCCACGAAGTACGGTGACGAAGTTAACGACGTGTCGCAGGATATCGCGCTTTGGTACAAGCGCACCGGCGACCTCAACGACGCTCAACTCCTTACGAACGAAACCCTGAAGTTCCAACTCGCCACCGGTACGGACCTCGAAGACACGTACCGCACCTTGACGGGTCTCGCCGCGCAGGCCGGAAACATCAAGATGAACCAGGGTGACAAGGAGACGTTCGGGCTTGAGAAGACCCCTGAACTCCTGCAAAAAGTTACCGCCGCGTCTATCGTCGCGGGTGCAGGTCTCCATCAAGTAGCCAAAGATGGCGAAGAAATGGGCAAGGCCAATAACAACGCCGCCGTTCTCCTCCTCGAAGCAATGGATAAGGACACGGCCGCACTCGGCACGCTCGGATATTCTCTTACCGATGCCGTCGCCATCAATGCCTCGCTTATCCAAGCGTTCGGTAATACTGGCAACGCCGCGTCGGAAGCGGCCGATAAAATCGCTCGTATCTCGGGCGGTATTGCCGGTTTATCGAAGCCAAATAACGCGACGGTCAAAGAGTTCGCCAAAGAGATGGAAGCGGCAGGCGCTCCGGCGGATACCCTCAATAAGATATTCAACACGCAGCACGATGTTTTAGACAACCTCGCCAAAGTCTATGGCGGCATGAGTCAGAAACAGCGTGACCAAATCGCCGTCGGTATCGCTGGCAATCGTCAGTTCGAAGCCTTAGAAGCCATCCTGACCGGTGTCGCGGGTAAGGGCGAAATCGTCCGCGCCATGCAGGCCAACATGACCGAGGAAGACCGCCTCGCGGTCGATATGCTCGGCACGTACAAGGTCAAGATGGAGCAGTTGAACGCTGCGTGGGAAGGCTTCAGCATCGCCGTTATGACGGCCGCTATGCCTGCCATGGTCTCGTTTATATCTTACCTTTCCCAAACTGCCATTCCGGCACTTGCTGGGATGGCAGATGGAATCGGTAATATCTTTGACGGCATTAGCATCGGGGCCAATAAATTAGCCCAGATTCCAAAACTTACAGATAATATCCGCATGCCGTGGGAAAAAGATACCGCCGCCACAAAAGCCGCGCGAGCTTCGGCATTAAAGCAGATGGATGCGGACGATGCTAAAATAGATGGCATCCGTGCCGCGAACGACCTTAAGAACACCGGTCCGGTCCACGCTTACTATTCTCACGACGTATTAGACAGTAAGACGCATAAACTTCGACGCGAGACGGACGACAAGGATTACGTCAACGAAGCCGCGTTCTTAGAAGCCCGCGACCCTAACTATCGCTACAACGGACAAACCGGAGGCTCAGTCCTCAAGGGTCTTCCTTCAAACGTACAAAGCGCGCTTAACGCTTCGAGCCCAATGCTGTCGCTCGAGAACCTGAGTAACACCATGCGCCAGGGCATGAGCGCCGCTGACTGGCAGCATAAAATCAAGGACATCTTTGACCACCGGGAACAACCGGCGCAGCAAGGTGAAATCCTTGACGGAGGCGGCGGGACGACAGAGAAACCGCTCACCCCGGCGCAACTCCACGCGCAGGATATGGACGACGCAAAGGCCGCTTATGACGACCTGAACTTCGCCATGAAGGAATCCCTCAAGGGCGACGATGCTACCATCGCTCGCCTTGAGAAGCTCGCGAAGCTCTACGGCCAAACCGCTGGTTCCCTTGCGAAGTACAAGGCTGCGATTAACGATAAAATCGCCGACGATAAGAAAACCGAAGTCGTCGATAAAGCCGAGATGGCGCATTGGAAGAGCGACGAAGGCTACGACCTCACGCAAGCCAACCGTGCGGGACGCGGTACCAAAGAATGGCGCGCGTGGATGGGCAACTATCGCACGGCTCGTGGTAACTTCCAATCCGCTGAGACGGACTACGATTCCTTAGATGCGGATATCGACACCCAGAATAATAAGAAGTCCGACGCCGGGCTGGCGTTCTCGACGGAACAACTATCCCGTCTCGAGAAGTACGGCCCCAACGGCACGATGGCGATGCGCCACACGGACGAGCAAATCGGTGACGCAACCAACCTCGGTGTAAAGTCCGGACTCGTTGCCGAATCCGAAGTCCAGAACACGCAGCACCATCTCGAAGTCGTTCAGGAAATCAATAAACTCGCCGCAGCCGGTAACCTTACTCAGCAGAAGAAAAACGAACTGCTTGAGGAAGAGGCGAACCGGTATTCGGATGCGCTCGATAAAGCGCAGCATCTCGAAACCGAAGACGCGAAAGCTCTTCGCGATAAGATGCAGAGCATTAGTGCGAAGACCGACGAGGCCGAGGATACGAAGAACGTCGCCTTAGCTCAAGTTGGTGGCGCCACTCCGGAACAACTCGACGCGATGAAGCAGCAGATTGAGCTTCGTAAGGGGCTTGCGGACGCGGTGAAGGAGTACCAGGAAAACCTGGAAGCTCTCCCGGCAGCCGAATCCGGTGTTGCTAAGGGACTTTATGACGCACAGGTCGCCGCGCTTATGGCGCAGTCTGCTGCGGATAAATTCGAAGCGTCACTCCAACGTCTCAAGAATTCGGATTGGGGCCAGGGGCTTACTGCTGCCTTTAGCGAGGTATCGAAGCCCCTTATCGACACGGCGGTCGCCGCCGACTTCGGCGATAACGCCCTCAAGCAAGAGATTAGTGATATTGAAGGCGTCATCGGCCAACTGCAATATCAGAAAGACTTCCTCGATACGATGTACTCGGATGGCGCGTATCACAACGCGCTGCAAGCCGCCGACCATAAACTTTATATGGAGCGGATTGACGAAGAGGTCAAGAAGCTAAAAGAAAAGCAGGCAGCCGAACAGTACGCTGCGGAGCACCCGCCCCTCTTCAAGAGAATGGCGGAAGACTTCACAAAGACGTTCATGGACTCCATGATGAAGAAAGCCATGGACCAAATGATGCAGGGCCTTGCGTCCGACCCTGCATCTCAGAACGTAACGAACTCCATGCAGAGCTTCGTGGACACGGCGACCAATAAACTTCCCGACACTATGGGTATCTTCGCTCAGGGTGTTAAAGACTTCTCTGATACCATCAAGAATTCGTATCTCGACCCGAACTACGAAGGTTCACAAACCGACGCACTCTCTCAAGAGATTGCGGCGGGCGTAACTGGCAATAACGGCGTCCCCGGACAACTCGGAGGTGGTGGGTCTAGTTCAAGCGGAATTGGCCTTCCAGCCCTCGGCCAAGTAACGCTGGATACAGGCTCGAAGAATAGCTTCGTTAGTGCGCTCACGACTGGCTTTAATGCAGCGAGTTCTCCGTTCGGTAGTGGCTTTGGTGGAAGCGCCGCCGCTGGTCTTGGTCTTGATAAAGCTACCGCTGACGGTGTTGTTAAGGGATTAACGGACCCTTCGGTAACTGCTAAACAGGGCGCCGCGATTCTTAACGTCCCGAATCCCAACGGCGGTCCGGATAACGGTAGTGGATATACCGGTCCGGATATGGCTAACGCCGGAGGCGGTGGAAATAACTGGGACGTGTCCACCACGTCCGGTCCTGTTCAAACCGCGTTCAATGCGATAGCGAGTAAGTTCGGCGGCGTGAATACGATGACGAACGCGCTCGACATGGCAAATGCCGCAGCAGGACATAGCGAGTTTGGCTCGGCCCTCGACCAAATCGGCGGCAGTATGACCGGAAACGCGAGCGCCGCTAAAGGCGGCGTCGGCGGATATATCGACGCCGCCGGAAATATCATGAACTCGTTCTCCCAATCCCAGGACGCTGGATGGGGTTCGGTTGCGGGGGCGGGAATCGGCGCGGGCCTCGGTGCAATGTTAGGTAATCCGGCGCTCGGCGCCGCACTTGGTTCGTCCCTTGGCGGAATGATTGGTGGTTTATTCGGACCTAAGATTAGCGAAACGACGAATCCGGATATGTACGCATCGTCCGGCTTCGCGCAAATGGTCGCGAACGCCGGTGGTGACGGTAACAACGGACCGGACGCGGCATATACTTCGGCAACCGGAACCGTCTTCGAAGACTCTCAGTTGCAACAGCAACTCGGTAATAAATCCGAACTCCAATACTTAGACCAATTCGTCGCCGCTCACCCTGGCGGCCAGGGCCTCACGGGCGAAGAACTCCAGTTGTGGCAGCAGGCAAACACCGACACCGGTGGCGGCCAAGCCGTCACAGTCGGTGGATTACATAACGGCAACGTCGAGGGGCAGAACGCTTCCGGTCAAGCCGTCACCGGCGCGCAGAACTGGAACGACTACCTCCAGGAGCTTCAGAACACGACGCAAGCTCTGTACGGATTCCAGCAGTCCGTCGGCGGCGCGAACCAAGCCCTTGTCGTCCTCAATCAGTTCGGCGGCGGTGGCTCCATGCCGTATGGCTGGAACACGCCGGGATATCAATTCTCACCACAAGGCTATCAAGCCGGTGGTGGCAACGGCATCCAAGCTCCGTATGTCAACACAACCGGAACGACCTCGACCACGAACAATCCGGTCAATCCTTCGGGCACGTCGTCAACGACGAACCCGGCGCTCGTCGCATCGGGAGCTACCACGCAAGCGATGAACGGCGCCCCGATTATATCCGGACGTGGCGGCGTCACGCCGGTTCTTATCGTCCAAACGAATCTCGACGGCCGCGCCATCGCACGTAGCACGCAAGCCTACATGCAGCAAGCGTCCTCGCAAGGATTCTCCTATGTCTCGTAATTCAGGAAAGGTCAGAACAATGTAAGATGTCAGAACCTTACTTATACTATTTTAACACGCCGCTTCAGCCACGCCAATCGTTCACGCTGTTCGACCCGCTTAACCCGACGAATATGTGGGCGGCTAAACTGAACCCGGCGGAAGCGCCGCGCACCCCCGGCAACGTGCGGAAGTATACGCAGACGACCAACGGCGGCGCCGTTATCCTCGGCGACCGAGAGTATCCACCCAAAGAAATTCAGTTAACGTGGAATCAAATGGATGCTCAAGAGTTCCAGAAGATGGCTGCGTTCTGCAATATCGCTCCGGTTGTCCTTATCGACAACCGTAATAATGGGCATCTCGGAGTTCTGACTATTACGAACGTCGGCCAGGTCGCCGACGTAACCATGGATATCTTTGCGGTGAAGGCGTCGTTCCTCGTCCTGGCGCCGTACAACGGCAACGGGACGACGCTTAATACGCTCACGCCGCCGACCCTGACGGCGACTCTATCAAGTAACGCGGGCGTCATGCCGAACCCGGCTACGGTTTATCTTTGGCCGACGGTGTTTACCAACACCGGCGAGTCGGCAATCGGTGAAGTTACCGAGATAAACAACACGAATCCGAACGCCGCATACGATATCACGTTCACGGCGCCAACGAGCACGTATTATCGCAAGCTCCGGATATACTGGAACAGCACGAACGACTCTACCACGGCCACGCTCCTCACGGAAATCCAGAACGGGTTTCCGGTAGATGATGCTCCGAGCTTCACGGTCTGGAGTAAATATATCCCCTACAATACGCAGAATCCACCGCTCTACGGCAGCGCATTCACCGGATATTGGGCAGGTTCGTATTGGGTTCAGGATACCTAAATGCAGCCAGTTAATGAAGAAATTGCAGCCGTTCTAAGAACGGCGTTGAGAAGTCCAAAAGTCTACGCCTGGATGGAACTCCCGCTTATTACCGACGCTTCATTAGGTACGGCCATCTATAATAAACTTGGCAGCCAAATCATCCTCGATAAAATCATCTCTTGTACGACGCAACAGTACCTCGAGGCTGGCATGGATACGTGCAACCTCGTGCTTTCGAATCAAGATGGGAGCATGTCCCCGCTTAACGCGAACTCCCCGCTCGCGCGCTACTTCTTCCCCGGCCCCGTCGATAATAAGATAGCAATTTACTGCGGAGTCAGAGACGACAACGGTGTCGAGACCATCGCTCCGGCAGGCATCTACCTGAACTCATCCACCAATCAGCAATCGACTGCCGAAGGCAACGAGATGACGATTGTCGGCATGGACCAGTTTATGATGTTCCAGGCCAGCGTCTACGCATCGTTTCCTCCAATCCTGTACGGAAACCAAGCGTCGAACTACTACAACCCGAACTACGCACTAACGAATCCTTCGGGTGACCTAATGACCTGGGTGTGCGATGCCGTCAACTGGATGACGCAATCGACCGACGCTCCGGTTTATGCCTCGGACTTTCTCGCCGTTTCGGTTTATGTGGGCACCGTCGAAGCCCCATCGGGGATTCCGACGACGCTTCCCTGCACCATCGACTACGTGCATGGTACCGTAACATTCGATTCCCCTTTAGCTAGTGGGTCCGTTGTTTCGGTGGACGCCGTTCCGCTTGCTATGGCACCGGAGCTTATGATTAAGCACCTGTTCTGTGACTTCGGAAACTTCGACCCGTCCTTCCTGAAAATCGACTGCTCGGGGATGCTCTTGCCGCTCATGCAGACCGGCCACGAGCAGAGCATTCTCCAGACGGCTGCCGACATCGCCACGGCGACTTCCCAGAAGGGTATCCAATGGCGGATTTGGTTCGACGAACTCGGATACCTGAACTTCGCGGAACTGAACGTCGATTCAAAACCGGTTGCGGTTTTGCGAGACGAGTACGATGTTCTTTCGTTCTCACCGGAATATGTGGCGACGAATATCACCAACGTCGTTCGCGCTATCGCTACGTCGATAAACAACCAGCCGATTACCGTGGTCTCCTACGACCAGACCTCGATAAACGTCTTCACTCAATATCCGACCTACGATATCCCGACGAACTTCCTGACGACGATTACGGGCATGGACCCCGGCACCGCCGTCACGTTCCTTACCGGTATCACGAGCGCGCAGTTGTTCGACAACTCGTACCCGACGATGCAGACGGAAATCGAAGTGCTATACAACCCGCTGTATCAGACGGGCGATATCATTACGGTCATCGAGCAGAAGACCGGAGTCGCGCTCGACTTCTTCATCAATCAAATCACGAAAGACTTCCAAGGTCCGGATGTCAAGCAAACGCTCCGCATCCAGCAGTTCAAGAAGACCCAGGACTATGCGTTTGGAATCGGCGCCTACTTCGGCTCCCCGAATCCAACATCAGGCAGCAACGCGAACCAAGGAGAGACGAACCTCATAAATGAGGTGGTCATCAATGGAACGACCGTCGTCACCGGCGGCCAGCCGGTCACAGACGGGGCTTTCAACCCCGTGGTGGCGTCCTGGGACGGCGGAAGCCTTCCTATCGTTATTGCGACTGCGACGCCCCCTTCGGGCGCGCAGTTCGCTTTATGGCGGTGGATATACCTATCGGAAGATGCGTATGTCGATACGGGGACTGAGTACCTTCTCGCGACCGGTAACGGTCAGGCGTGCGGTCTTTATCCGGATAATCCGGAAGGGCCGGTGCCGGAGCAGGTCGCGGACCTCACCGGCGACTTCTACCGGATGCTCGGACATTGCACGCTGCCGTATGACTTCCGCGCGAACAACGACACGGCTGCTACACGGCGGTACTTTTGGCCGCTCATCCGATGCTCTGATTGGGTATCGACCGACGGCACGCTTATCGCCGGTGGAACGCTGAGTTCCACCTGGAGCGGCGGAATAAAAGTCGCAAGCCCTATCCAACTTTATGGAAACGTCCGAGTCGGTTTATCTGACTACTACGGGACCACAACGTCTGGATATAACGGCATCGCCATATTTGCTGAAGGAACGCCAGGCTCGAACGCCATCGGTGCGACTTCGACAAGCAAATACGGCGTGGACTTTGGCGTCCCGATTACCGGAAAGACGATGTTCTACGGAATCCAGCGCAAGATAACGCCCGCGTTCTTGTGCATTCTCATCGCGTCAACGGCTGGTAGTTTCCAGTTCAAAAGAATCCCGTTTTCCTTAAACCTGTAACATAATAGAAAGACCAGACATGAATAATGAAAGTATGCGAACATTGTCGAGGCGAGTACGAGCCTCGTACCGTCCGCGCCCCAAAGACCGGAACAAGAACACAAAAGTTCTGTTCGAGTAAGTGCGCCGACAAGGCAAAGCAAAACTATCCCGGCGCGGCGGAGCGGCGCGCTAATTACCGACGCCGAGTTACTAACTCGCATCGCTACCAAGCCATCCGTAAGTTTAAGATATCGGATGAGCAGTACGACGAATTAATGACGCGAGCAGACGGCAAGTGCGAAATATGCGGACATCCTGAAGAACGCGCGGGTCGAGACAATCTATCCATCGACCACAATCACACTACGTTAGAAATTCGCGGTGTGCTTTGTTCCAACTGCAATCATGCACTTGGAAAATTACGGGACGACCCGGCTGTCGTTCTAGCAGCGTTCATGTACCTAAACCGACTGCCAATTACTCCCGCAAACCTATAGGACAGACCAGAAAATATCGAGAGTGAGATAGTACCTTGCCCGCAGGACCACCAATCAATACGTCTCCGCTCGGCGCCCCGAAAGGGAAGCTACTCGGAAACGCGACGGCAATTATTCAATCCGTCGATAGCAATACGTCCCCGCACTACTGTACTGTCTTAATCAATAATACGTTCCCGGCTGTAAGCGGCTACGTCTTACCGGCCGGGTCTGGTCCCTTCGCCGCTGGTGGAACTTCGGGGTTCAAGTATTACTACAATAACTCCAAGGGCATCGGCGGAAGCATCGTTACCGTTGACCAGGATACGAAGACGGTTCTTGCGTTCACCGGCAAGACTTCAACGACGCAGCCTGCTCCGCGTTACGCCAATCTTACGGACCATCTTCACGTCGGTAACCTCAATCCAACCGTAGGTTCCGTCGTCGGTCCCGTATCGACGAGCGGCAGCGGAACGGGATTCGGAAACTTCCCGTACTTGAAGGCGACAGGCTACGCCCTGACGCCGGTACGTGACTCCGGAAATATCCTTACGACTGAGTTCACAGGCTTAACCGAAACCGCAAGCGGCTCCCAATTCCCGAACACGTACTACCCTTCGTCCGGCAGCGTGCTCACGTCGCCGACGGCAATCGTCGTTCCGGCCGGAGCCGCGCTCATATCGACATGGGGTGGATATCCCGCCCCGGGTTCGACCTACGGCCCGACCCTCTCCGACGGCACCAACACCTACACGCTGCAAATCGGCCAAGGCACCGGGTACGTCCTCAAGAACGGCGAGTTCTTCGCATCTATCCCGACGAGCATAAAGCCGCTCATCTTCCACAGCATGACGTTCACGGCGATATACTTTGGCGGCACGACATGGCGCCTTGTATTGTCAGTCGATGGCGAACAGGTTCTCGATGTAACCGACGGCGCAAGCCCGCTCAAGACGACGGTTTATCAAGGGTTCTACGTCGAGCCGGATGGGGATTTGCCAGTTGGATTCTACTTCAACGAATTCGACTACTACGGCACGACGGAAAACGAAGTTCTCTTAGCCGACCCTTCGCCCTCGACTGCACCGGTTGTTACCACCGCCGGTTCGGTGCAGTACGCCGCGAACGACGGCACGACGGTTTATGCATATCTCGAGGTCTTACTTAACCCGACCGCAGCCCCGCAATGGGCCTCGGGACTACGTTTATTCTGGGCTAACCACCTGAGCGTGCCCACCCCAGGCTCTTCACCGTATATCGACTGTCCTCCGAATGTCATTGAATTGATGTACGAGATGCCTACGCAGGCATCTCAAGACTTGTACATCGGATACTGCGACTTAACAGGTCAAGTAGGCGCGCTGACGATGGTCGGAACGACCGAAGCGAGCCCGACTCCAGGGGTTGGAAATCTTCCGAACGCGAACGCTCCCAACCCGGTTAAGCAACCGTCAGGATTCTCGTATGTCGAGAACTTGGGCCAAACTTCGTTCGATGCGCTTGCGTGGATTTATCTCGATAGCTTAGGCGAAGAGTCCACAAACCTCGCCGCTATCGAGTATGTTTATCGCCCCTTACTTACCGTGGAATGGCTTACGTGTGGCGTTGCGACTCCGAACACGAGCGGCGTTTATCAAGCCCTGTGGGACAATATGGCCCCGGGACAGATTCTCCAACTCGGTGTCCGCTACGTTGGAGGCAACGGTGCAAAGTCCAATGTTTATGTCGTCGGTGAAACCGTTGCGAATCCGCAAGTCGTGCCCATCGTCATCCCGGCACCCGGCGCACCGCCGGTGCCGACGTTCTCTCCAAACAGCACGACGATTCAAGCCATTGGAAACGGTTCGGTACCCGGCATCCTGGATGATATCCAGGTCTTTACGACCGTCACGAACATCCCGCAGGACGGTTCCGTAGAACGTATTGCGTGGGCTTTCCGCAAATCGGAAGACGCGCTCTTAGCCGTTACTGGCTCGAGTTGTACGAAAAAGCAAGTATCGTCCGGAACCACCGGCGGCCTCAACTTCAGTACGAATCCAACCGTTGGAAATCTCGTTGTTGTCATCGTTGCCTCTGATGGATACGCCTCTTCCGGAAGAGCTTTCGATTCCGGATGGAACATCGTCCTCGACCTTCTCGACGGCGCGAACCCAATCGGCGTTGCTTGGAAGATATGGACGAGCGAAGACTCCAACGCAACCGGAGTTTATAGCGGAGACCTTAGCTCCGTTATCGCGTATGAGATTGAAGGGTTCAATCCGGAATTCACCGTTAAAGCAACGACGCTTTCTCAGACTTCTCCCGCCGGAACTCCGCCGAAGGTAACCCTACCGACGGTTATTCCGCAGGAAGTCGGCGAGCTTCTTATATGCGCCATCGGCGCTGGCGGCCATTTGGTGACCGACGGAGGTTTCCAACTTCTGCCGCCTACAACCGATTGGGTCCCAAGTGGGTATGCCTCAACGAGCGCCGAGGGATACGACTCCTTACTCGCGACGGCCGACTACTTCTCGTTATCACAGACGACTTCCGATGCGATAAATGGATTCATAAACCTCGATTCCGGCGCGTCCGCTATCGAGTTCACTTCGGTCATCATCGAAGTCCGCTCTGCGAATCCCTCGGCAACGACCGGTGGAACGGTCTATCCGTGGGTTTATTACGACGAGCAAGATATCCAAGGGTTTCCGTTCCCTGACACGACGCAGGCGGTATCCAACGGGTACGGCCAAGTCGCCATGGGAATCTTCTATGACTTCGCCTTAGCGTATGTAACGGACGGCGGAGTTATCGGACCTCTCGGCCGTATCGCAACGCGGTACACCTCGCCGAACCTCCTACAGATTCCCGGTCAATATCTCATCTCCGGTGTGGACTTCGTTCCGGATGTATCGCCGGGCATCCCCGCCGCGCACGTACCTACAACGCCTGCCGTTGACGGCGCACCGCCCTACGCAACGGCTCAGTCCGCTATCGTTCAAACGCTTCAGCCAAACGGCATGAACGCAGGATACTTGCTGTCGGTTCAACTTCTGAATCAGCCACAAAACGGCTCATTAGCGCGAGTAGTTTATTACTACCGCGTCACGTCGGCAACGTATGGCTCCGGAGCCACGGCCGCCCAGAACCCGTGGTCCTACTTCTCGTCGGCACCTGCCGTCGGCGCAGGTAAACCACTTAACCAGCTTCCACTCGTCGGCAACTACCAGGAGAATCTCCTCGACCTCTCCGTCGGCGACTCGATGACGTATGACTTCGGATTCGCGTGCCGCGATTATCAGAACAACGAAACAGAAATCGTCTACTTCGGAACCTCCGAAGCCATTAAACCTTCCGGTGGATATAACAACGGCAGCACGAATAAAGTCGTGGACTCCGGATTCAAGGCGTCGAAGTACGCCGTCCTTTATACGGTCGGTGGCTGGAAGAACACCCCGGTATCTCTTAGCAATCCGTACTGGGCTTTTAACGGAATCAATCCGAGCGCACCACTCGCAACGGCGTCGCAGACGAATTCCGACGACCTCGGTAACTACTTCGGCGCGGACTTAGCAAACGGCTCAGAGAGATTCTATGGAATCTCTTGGCCGATTGCCGTCACTCCCGGAGAAGTCCTCACAGTCTCCGCGTATTTCGATACGCGCTACTGTAGCGGCAGCGCCCCCCGCGTCTGCATCGTGGATTCGGATGGAACCCCGAGCGGAACGTACTCGACGATTTACGCATCGGCGTCAACACCTGTTGGGACGAACGGTAGTTGTAATACGACCTGGACCGTCCCAAGCGACGGAAGTGTAACTTTCGTTGCGGTCATGCTCGATAGTAACGGGTGTACGGTTGGAGCGCCGGGCTATATTTATATGGCAAAGCCGATGCTCCAGGACGGTGACCATTTCACCGCTTACGTGGACGGCCCGGCCACCCCGCCAACAGGCCAGCCCGCGTCGCAGTCCATCGCGGTACAGCCGCAAGGCACGACGGCCTCCTCGACCACAAACGCCACGCTTCCGACGATTACGCAATCGGCAACGGCTCCGGTATCGGGCGGAAGCGCCCCGGCTTCCGACCAGCAGCCGCAAGGCTCGCTGCGCTTCACGCCGACCGGCGTGTATACGCAATCAAATGCGGCTGCTGCAACGCCATCATGGGTATCTCCCGCAGCCGGTACGGGACAACTCGGAACTTTATCTGACATCGACGACACGACGGAGGCGACCGGATACGTTCTCACCGTTCACGCGAGCGGCGGTAAGCCGTTCTCGTGGACGGCGCTTCCCGCCGCCCCAACTCCGTATCTCGCTGATGATGCGGATGTAAGCATATCCTCGCCCATGGATGGGCAACTCCTAGAATATAGTTCGGCCGTAAGTAAGTGGGTCAATAAAACTCTCCCGTCGTTCACGGCATACTTTCCGCTGATGACGGACGACACTCTCGACGAGTTAATTACCGACGATACCTCGGAGACAATACTAGTAGCAGTACAAATATATGGAGCGATAATTTAGAATGGGTACCACTCTTGGAGATTTAACCGCCGCAACTTCCGTCGAATCGACCGACACGATTGCGATTACGCAAGCCGGACCGAGCACACGCAAAGCGACGATTGCGGAAATCGTAGCCGCCGCAGGTGGCGCAGTAAGCACCTTAGCGGGACTTACGGATATCGACGATACCACGGAAGCAACCGGTAAGGTCTTAGCAGTAGAATCGTCTGGTGGAAAGCCATTCTCTTGGATTACGCCAGCCTCCGGAGGAGTAACATCCGTAGCCGGTGAGACCGGCGCGGTTACGTTCGGCTCGTCCGATAGCTCGGTTACCATTACCCCGTCTTCGGGACATATTGACTTCACGGCCGCTGGAGGCGGTGGTGGTGGAGGCGGCGGCGGAACCGCAGGTACGCTCGCTCCGACAACCTACGACCAGATGATTCTCGCGGAGCCAGGTATACTTTACTACTGGCCGCTGTCGGATGCGTCTGGTGGGCCACAGGACCTCGTGAGAGGTCGCGGCCTTTCCGTCAACGGGACTCCGACCTATCACGCAAGCGGTATGCTTGCGGACGGCGACCTGGCTATGACGTTCCCGACTAGCGGGGATAACCTTCAGTTCGATACATTCCCTGTTATTCACCCTAATGAGCCGTGGACGCTAGAGTTTATTTTCAAAGTCTCGGCATTACCTGGGTCCGGATATGTGTCGTTACTAAATCTTGAGAATGGTGGTACACAAGGACTTGCTGTACTTCTTGGGACTTCAGGCCAGGTAATCATCGACGTTCCTTCGGTAAGGGATACCAACCTTTTTACGGCCTCGACTGGAACGACGTATCACGTTGCTTTGGTATACGATGGGGCATCTCTAAGTTGGTGGGTTAACGGAACGCTCACTTATATTGGTGATTACTCGTGGACGTATCCGACAGGAGGCAGCGGTCCAACTTTGGTCTGTGGGCCAAACCTAACGATTCAAAAGATGGCGTTCTATAATCTCGCAATTCCAAAACCGCGTCTTACGGCGCATTATGCCGCCGTCTCCGGAACCACATATTCATGGCCGTTCGCCGTAAGTGGTGCAACCGCAGTATCGTATAAGAGCCTGATTCTCGCGGATTCTCCTTACGCATACTACCGCTTTAAAGAAACTTCCGGAACGGCGATGGCCGACTCTTCTGGTAACTCACGGAACGGAACGTACTACGGAGCATGTGGATTGGGAGCACTTTCACTTACTCACGATGCGGACGACTTCGCATTGCAGTTGTACGATAACTCTGGTACGTGGTCCGGTGCGGTATGTCCGTTCAACCCTGGAGGTTGGACGGCTGCAACCTTCGAGATGCTGATAACTCCAACGAGCAGCCAAAGCGGTTCGGGCCAAACCGCTACCGCTGGAAGAATAATCTCCGACGGACTTCTTGGAGTTTATGGCAACATCGAAATCTTCTGCAACCCTAATAGCGTTGGTGACCTCAGTTCCATTGTTATGAACGTATCTGCTTCGAACGGTTACTACACGTACTCTTCACCTCCGATTCTTAAGCCCGGCCGAAACCATATCGCTGTAACGTATGACGGACAGTTCCACTTTTACGTCAACGGACTGTTAATCCATAGCACGGCGTTTGGTAGCGGCTCAGGGGCACTATCGACAGGCACCGCAAATATCTTCATCGGCAATCAGGCGGGCGGTGGCGCTCCAACCGCGCCGAACGGCCAGCAAAACCAGAATACGCAATACCTCGGCGTCATCGACGAGTTTGCGTGCTACCAAACGTGTCTTACGGCCGCCAAAATTCAAGCTCGTGTGCAGGCTCTTCGGGTTACTGTATAGGTTACCGTAACAAATCCATGTCCTTAATTAGGACATGGATGAAGACTTAGAACAAGACCCAGACCCGAGCACGTCCGGACCGGAATTCGCAAAAGCCCTCGGCGAGTTAATCGACGGGGCTTTGAAGGATACGCCACCATTACTCATTCTGAAAATCTTAGGCTCCGTTCAGGAAGACCTTCGCGCCCTCCAAAACCGACTTGAGATTCAAGGAGCATTAGAACAACTCTCTGATGCGATGGCTAAGGCGTCACCCCAATTCAAAACTAAGATGTAAGGACCACGCCGATGCCGGACGACGAAGCCCCTCGAGCACGAGAAGACCTCGAGGTTCTTCTACGCTACATGGATGTTCGTTTCACGCCAGTTGAAAATAGTCTCAAGGAATTACGCCAAGACTATAAAGACCAAGTGGCGACACAGAACGTGCTTCTTAAAGATATCTCCGAGAAGCTCAGCGCGCGTCTCGATAAACACGAAGAGCGCATGGATGAACTCGAGGAAGAACTTTCGGCGCACGAATCCTTCATCAGCACCGTGAAGTGGATTTTCGCCGCGCTCGTGACCATTGCAACCGGTTCCGCAAGCATCGCAATAAACGCACTCGTACACCTTGGAATCGTCACGGCCCCCATTACGGCTATCCCTCACCTACCTCCGCCTATATCACCGGCACCTCCGGGGGTGATTCAAGGTGGCAAATAAATACCGTAACCGGGGCGATATAATCGCGCGAACTGTTTCAAAGTTCGCCATTATCGCCGTTATCGGGATATTCTTTCTCGTCGCCATTCGCGGAGGCATCGAATTAAAACTTCATAAAACTCCTGCATGTACCACACAACCCGCGCAAATACGCGCAGAAATACCGAGGACCAGAATGTAAATGAGCACGACAGAACCAATCGAGTCCGCCGACTTTATGGCGCAGGCGTACACACGCTTGAAGATAAACGAAGGTTTCAAGA